ACCCCAAGGCCTGGATCGTTTCAATTTTCTTCTCGTTCAGACCCGGAGAGTCGTTCGGCATGGCTTTCAAATGGCATCTGGACCAGCCTGTTCGGGCTGACAAGGCTATGTTCCATGGCTGCAATTCAGCGGCATGGGACGCCAAGGTAGCTGTCTGGGAACAGATAAACTGGTTGCTCAACAGCGAAATAATTTATGGCGTCGGGGCTAACTTGAAGTTCGACAAGCGCTGGATCTCGAAGAAATGGGATATGGAGTGCACGAACCACAAGTTCGATACCACCCTGGTTGGCGGCCTCTTGAATGAGAACGTCTCCAACTCACTGAACAACCACTGCAAGATCTACGCACCAGAGCTGGGTGGTTACGACGACTACCTCAACACCACCGAGGATAAAGGCCGGATGGATCTGGCCCTGGCCAAGGACCCTGAGGGTTTCAAGGTTTATGCCGGGGGTGATACAGACGCCTGCCGCCGGATCTATGAACCCCTGCGAGAGCGCTTACTTGGGCAACCAGCCGTGGCCAACTTATACATCAACCTGCTGCACCCTGCGTCTGATTTCTTTTGCAGGCTGGAACAGGTGGGGGTGCTCGTGGACAACGAGGCCTATGCCGAGCTGGAAGCAGAATTGCGCTCTGAACTGAAGCGTCTGCAGGATGAGGCGGACGCTATGTTTCCGGGGCGGCTCCGCGCCAAGCACAAGATGGATACCAGCCTCACCAAGGCTGCAGTGATCTCAGACTACATGTTCTCCGAGCTGGGCCTGCGTCTGAAGCCCCTGGAGTTCACAGCCAAGTCTAAGAATACCGCGGTACCCAAGCCCAGCACGGAGTATACCCATCTGGCCAAATTCAGGAATAACCCTGAGGTTAAGAAGTTCCTTGACATCTACAAGGCCTACAACTCAGCGTCCAAAACCCTGAGCACCTACGTGGTAGGGTTTCTCAAACACCTGCGGCCGGATAACCGCTACCACGCTACCTACTTGCTGCACAAGGCCGATAAGGGGGGAGACACCGGGGAGCAGGGCGGTGGCACTGTTACTGGGCGACTGGCTTGTACTGGCCCCGCCATGCAGACCATACCCAGTAAGACATTTTGGGCCAAGAAGCTCCGCAAATGCTTCAAGGCACCAGAGGGCTTCAAGGTAGTAGAGATCGACTACTCCCAGGGCGAGCTGAGGGTGGCAGCAGTTGTGGCCGGCGTGCGGGCAATGATCGACGCCTACAACCGAGACGATGACCTCCACGTCATGGCTGGTGCTCTGGCTTGCGGTATGGACCCGGCCACGGTGCTCAGTTGGAAGGACAGCCCGGACCCAGCGCTGCAGGCCCGCTACAAATTCGTGCGCCAGAATGGCAAGGCCGCGAACTTCGGCCTCCTGTACGCAATGCAGGCCGAAGGCTACATGAACTACGCCCGCGACACCTACGGCGTGGACATGACCCTAGACGAGGCGGTTTTCGCCCGCAATGCGTTCTTCGAGCTGTACCCCGAGTTGTTGGAGTGGCACGACGATTACAAGCGCCGAGCTGCGCGGGATGGCTACATCATTTCCCCACTGGGTCGTGTTCGCCACCTGCCCTACATCAATTCAAGAGACAACAGCCTGCGGTCACAGGCCGAGCGCCAAGCTATCAACTCACCTATCCAGTCCACGCTGTCAGATATGACCGTGCTGTCGGGCGTGGAGTTCGAGCGAAACTACGGCCGGTTTGGGCGTGACAACCCAGTGCAGTTCATGCAGATGGTTCACGATGCCCTTTACTGCTACATCCCAGAGGACGACATCGATATCTGGGTGCCGCGCATTATGGATGTGATGGAGAATCTGCCGCTGGCCGAGAAATTTGGTTGGTACAACATCCCGCTGAAGTTCAAAGTGGAGCCTGAAGCAGGCGACAACCTGGCCAGTAAAACTGTTCTGCACTGGTCAGATGAACACATAGCCAAGGTACTGGGCAGAGCAGCTTAACTTTACCCCGGGTCTGATTGGCGCGATAATCCGCACTACTGCCCAATCAGACCCACCTTTCAGGAGCACAAGGCTATGACCAAAGACAACCGGACCAACGCCGTGGTCGTCACCCGAAAAAAATCTGAACATGGCGGGCTGGCTCTAAAAGGGGAAATCCTCAACTCTGGGGTGGTTCCGGAGGACTGCCTCGACGCCAACGCCATGCAGGCGGCTGCAGGTTCGACCAACGTGCTGATTGCACCTTTGTACCCCTATGCCCTACTGCGGCAACTGATTCGTGAGTCAGGTACCCTGCCAACCTGCATCGACGCGCTGGCCAACAACGTGGCTAACACTGGGTACGACACCTTGAAACGCGAAAAGGTGGATGCCAACGACGGGACCAAACCCGATGATAAGGCCAAGGCCATCCAAACGTTCTTCAACACCGTGTGGCCTGGTCAAGATGGTAAGGCCCTGATCAAGAGCACCGTTCGGGATCTGGAGAGTGTCGGTCGTTATTACTGGGAGGTCATCCGATCCAGTGATGGTGACATCATGCTACTGAAGGGTATCAAGCCGGATAACCTTCGACCGGTGAAACACAGCGAGACGGATAAGATCACCAAAACCATAAAGCTGATGCGGAATGGTAAAGAGGTTAGTATCCCCAACTTTGAGGTTTATGAGCGCCGCTTTGCCCGGGTTCACAGCTTGAGCACTGGTAACAAGACCGTCTACTTCAAAGAGTTCGGGGCAACGCGTGAGCTGAACCGTAGAACAGGCGAATGGGTTACAGACAAATCAGCATTGCAGGCTCTGACTCTAGGTGATCGAGCAACCGAGCTCATCGAGTTCAAGCTGGAAGATAACGGAGCCCCGCGCTGGATTGCCGAGATCCGATCTGTCCTTGGGGAGCAGGAGGCGGCTGACCTCAATCTTGAGTTCTTCAATAACGGTGGGATCCCGCCTGTGGTCTTCGCGCTGTTGGGCGGGCAGATGACACCGGATAGTCGTCAGCGCTTTGAGGATGTGCTGACCGGGAAGGCCAAAGATAAGCTGGCCGCGGCGCTGATCGAGATTTACTCCACGGGTGGCTCGCTGGATAAAGAGGTGCCCGCCAAACTGGAGGTCCACAAGTTCGGCGCCGAATCAGCCAATGACGCTCTGTTCACCAAGTACATCGCTGATTGTGCAGCCCGCATTCGCCGCCGCTGGCGCCTGCCAGCTATCCTCACTGGCGACGCTGCTGAAATGTCCTATGCCACAGCCTTCGTCAGTTACATGATCGCAGAGGAGCAGGTCTTCGGCCCAATGCGTGGTGATCTCTACGACAGGATCAATGCTACCCTCCTGCAGGACGCCAGTATGGGTGGCGGCGAATATGTGCTTAAACCGCGCCCGTTGATGGTGAAGGACACCAAACAGATGCAGGTGGCCATAGACAATGCCAAGAAAGAGAAGGCCATTGATAAGGAAGAGTACCTGCGCCAGCTGAACGCGTTGCTTTCTCTCGATATGGTACTTACTACGGAAGAGGATCAGCCCCAGACGAGCGATGGCTCTGACCTGGATCAGGTGGATACCACTGATCCCGCTGGCGATGGTAATAGCCGCACCGACGTAGGCAGCCTCACCCAGCAAGGCGTACCGGCTGAAGCCCCGCGTGATTCGGCCAAGGCCGAGAAACTGGAGAACCATGTTGAGGCCGTACTGGCCCTGGCCACCCAGGTCGCGGCCTGTGTCGTTGAGGGATCGGTGGTTACACCCGAGCTGGTAGAGAAGATGGATACCCTGCGAGCAATAGACGGTGGTAACGCTGCCTTCCGCCATGCGTTCACGGCCCAGATCCTGTCGGCCGGCGCCGGTACGGCAGCGGCAGGTTTGGTTGAGCGTGCGGGGTGCTGCGGTGGTTGAGCCGCAAGCCTACATTGAGCTGGAAGAGGCCCAGGTCAATACAGGCATCAAGGCCCTCGATAAGGTTTCAGCCTCTTGGGTTGCAGGGTTCGGCCTGGCCCTTGAGGCTGGTGATCTGGATAAGGCGGCTGATCTGGCGTCCAACCTGGACCTGTCGGGTGCCAGTGCCCGGATAAAAAAAACCAGTCTGGTTCTGGCCGACAGCCTGGTTAACTTCGGAGCCGCCCAGTCCTTGAACGGCGATGAGTCCAGCACTACGGTAGAACCCCTTCTTGATCCTCTGGTACTAAACACCCAAACCTTCATTCTTAATGCTCTGCAGACCGCGCAGACCAAGGCAGTGCAGGTGGCCCAGGGGATGGTGGGTGACGCGATGATGGCCAAGAAAGGTGAGGCTTTCAAAGCCGAAGTAGATGCCATCAAACCGCTGAAGGCTGCAGCCAACTCGCTGGCCATCAACCTTCAGCAGATGTCATCCCGGCTGGCCAGCTACGGCTACCTCCTGCAGGCCAAGCAGAATGGGGACGTGCTCTATATGCTGTCGGCTATTCTTGACGATCGGACCTCAGAATTTTGCCGGGCAATTCATGGCAAGATCATACCTGTCAAGGTTGGGATAGAGCGGGCGATATCCGTTATGGGGGCGTCTTCCCCTGAGGAGGCTGCGGCTTTGGCTCCCTGGCCAGTGCAGGACCAGGATACAATTACCCGCCTGAAGAAGGCGGGTTATGACGAACTTCTCAGTATGGGTTTCCTGTTACCGCCATTCCATCCGTGGTGTCGGACCATACTGCAGTTCGTGGATGTGGCCAATATCAGCACCATTATTACCTCCACTGAAACCGTAGGCACCGCGCCTTTGGCTTCAAGCGCCACACTGGCTTCGAATGCTCTCAGTGCCGTGGCCAACCCTGCCACCACGGCCTTTGACCTGTCGCTGCTGGGGGTCGGGGCTGCTATTTTGGCGGCCATTGCAGGGGATGACGGTGACTCCATTATTCTGCCAGGCTATGACACTGACACAGTGAAAGCCGCGCTGGAGGATATAGAAACAGGAGACGGTACCCTGCAGATTATGGAACGGTACGGTATGTCCTGGTTTGAAGTCACGAAGCTCCGCAATTTGTAACCTTTGACCGCTGTGGGCCTCGTGCCCACTTTTTCTGTTGCCTTCCATAGAAAAAATCTGTGACAATAGCCACATCTTTTTGCGCCCCGGGTTTCAATCATGCTGACAGCCATTGCACAGGTAAAAAAAAGCGATGCCTATGAGCAGATCGTCATGGCTGAGGTTTACATACCCTACAGTCTTGATGCCGATCAGGAGTTTATGACGCCGGCCGAGATCAAGAAGCTGGCCTACGCCTTTCTGGGGAAGCAGCTCACACGCCACGTTGACACCAACCACGACAACGAAGCCAATGGTGCGGTTGTCGTGGAGTCCTTCATAGCCAGAGAAGGTGACCCGATCTTCATCAAAGATTCTTGGGTTGTCGCCATGTGGTTGCCCATGGATCTATTCCAGCGGGTACTGGATGGGGAGCTTAACGGCTTCTCCATACAGATGAACGTGCTGCGGGAAGACAAGATGCTTGAGTTCGACCTGCCCGAGGTCTTTTATGGCGAGACCACCGAAGTGCAGGGGCACAAGCATGTTTACAAGATTTATCTGAATAGTGACGGTAATTTTGGGGGTGGTGTGACCGCTCTTGGCGGAGCCGAGGATGACCAGCATTTTCACTACATAATGCAGGGGACCTTCACCGGCGATGCAGGCAGTGAGCCACACCACCACAACTTCGAGTTCATCAGTGTTTACGTTGATGGTAATCCAGTGGTGCTGTCATGAAAAAAGTAGTGCCTGCCACAGAAATGACGAATGCCGACCCAACGTGGTTGTCTCTCGTTGATCGCGGGGCGAATCGTCGCCCCATCCAAGTAGTCAAACAGGAGGGCTCAACCATGCCCGGTTCCAATGCACAACAGCGTCTTGACCTGTCAGCTATGATCAATAGCTACCGGGCTCAGGCGACTAAGGCAGACGCGGTGGTTAAGCCTTCGCTGCAAGCCATCATAGTTCCGGCCGGCCAGGGCGAAGCTCTCAAGTCCGAGATCGAAGCCAACGCCGAGACTGGGCTCCCTGCCGTCGTAGCCATGCACAGCGATGCTGAAAGCGGTCTTGATTTCCTGCTCTTCTCCGACAGCATTGACCCCGAAGCCACCACCTACACCGTGGGTGATACTGGCCTGGTTGTTGCCAACGTGAAGAAGTACGTAAGCACCTGGTCCGATAGCGAATCCTTCGCAGAGAACATTGCCAAGTCTGGCCTGTACTCTGACATCTGGAATGCACTGAACACTGCCGACGCCACCATTTACAATGCGCTGGATAACTCCTCCACCCCTGAGGAGGCCCTTGCCAGCGTAAATACCATCGTGAGCGAGCTGGGTACTTATCTGCAGGGTGTGATCCGGGCGCTGCCGACTACAGCCTTCAAAGCTGAGAAGGTGCTGAGTGCCTATGTTGCCAAGCGCGATGCGGCCCCTGTAGTGGTTGAAGTGGTCAAAACGGATGAGATCACACCTGCGGTTGTTGACCCAGTGGTAGCGGTTGACCCTATTGCGGTGGACCCGGCCGTAGTGGTTGACACCCAAACTGCTGAGACTACACCGGAAGCCGCACCCGCGCCGCTGACTCTGGACGCCATTGTCGCAGCACTGGGTCCCGTCCTGGACGAGAAAATTACTGCACTGAAAGGCGATCTTGGTGCTAAAGTGGAAACCGTTGTAGAAACTGTGACGGCCGTCTCATCTTTGGCAGAGAAAGCAGATCTGGCAGTTAAGCAGCTGGGGTCAACCCTGGTTGGGACCACCGCCGACAACCCGGACACTACTGTCCAGGCTCCGGCTGTTAAAACCGAATCCGCCCCGGCCGTCCGCGACAGCTGGGAACGGGCATAAACGACGCGATGACCGCGTAACAACTCCACGAGGACACAACAATGTCTACTCAAGTACGTGAAATGCTGGCGAAGAAAGCGGATCTGGTCATCGCTGACTTCCAAACCAACGGCGGCCTGCTCAGCCCCGATCAGGGCGACATGTTCCTGCGCGAAATCCTGAAGCAGCCTACCATGCTCAACCGTGTGCGTGTTGTGCAGATGCGTTCCTCCGAGGTCGAGATCAACAAGATCGGCTTCGGCAAGCGCATCATGCGTGCCGCAACCGAGAACGTGGGTCTGGCCGAGGGTGAGCGCTCCAAAGTTGTCACTTCCAAGCTGACTCTCGTCAGCAAAGAAGCGATCGCTGAAGTTCGCCTGCCCTATCAGGTTATCGAAGATGCGCTGGAGCAAGCCTCAGTCAACTTCGGCGACCCGACCACCATGCCTACTGGCCAGTTCGTGAACACCATTATCGAGCTGATCGCGGCCCGAGCCACTTTGGACATCGAAGATGCCATGCTGAATGGTGATACTGCTCGCAGCATTCAGCCGGGTGAAACTGCAGGCGAACACGCCTTTATGTCTCAGCACGATGGTTGGTTGAAACTGGCCCTGTCCAGCAATACCGTTGACTTCGCGGATGCGAAGATCTCCCGGCCGCTGCTGAAAAAAGCCCTGCAGACCCTCCCGGGTGAATACCTGCGTGACCGTTCCAACATGGCGTTCTTCGTCTCCAACTCGCAAGAGATTGAGTACCAGGACACCCTGGCCGGTCGCGAAACACCGATGGGCGATCTGCGCCACAACGACACATCTACTGCCCGTGCGGCGGGTGTGCCTGTTGTGCCTGTCCCGATGATGCCCGACGAGTCAGGCATTCTGTGCAACCCGCAGAACCTGATCTTCGGTATTCGCCGTGACGTGTCCATGGAGTTCCAGCGCGACATCAGCGCCCGCTCCTGGAAGGTCGTGGTGACCGTCCGCATCTGCCCTCGCGTAGAGTGGCTGGATGCCGTGGTTGGCCTCGAGAACATCGGCGCCGTCCTGTGATAGGTTGGGGGTTTCGGCCCCCAATCTTCTTACCTGATCGTTATTGAAGGATTTTCATCATGGCAAAAGCACCCGCAGCAAAAAACGCCGTTCGCCTCTGGCTGGTTGGTAAAAACTCCTACAAACTTCTGGGTACCACTATCCCCCAGGTTAAGCGTGGTGGGAGTGCGTCCTTCCCGGCTGAAAAAGCCGCCCAGCTTCTGAAGCAGTACGGCACAATCATGCGTAATGGCACTGTGGTCAGCGTACCCGCTTTCGTTGACAGTGCTCAGCTGGCCTCGGGCTTCCTGGGCTACGATGTGGACAAGGCTACCGTGACTACCACCCTGGGTGGAGAGCCCGCAACTGATCTGGGCTCGGAGCCGGATCATGTGGAGATCACCACCCCGCAGAACGCGCAACAACAGGGCGGCATGAACATAGGCTAAGGCCACGCTCTGGAAAGAGGTTTACCCAATGCGACTCCTGACTGTAGAAAGCGTCCTTACGCAACTGAACGTTCAATCCACATCCAAAGTTGATGAGATTGTTCGAGGCAGCATCCTGATGGCGTCCGCTCATCTGGAGTCGTATTTAAAAACATCTTTCGTCCAAGGAGAAACCACAGACGTCTACTATGTCAGTGGTAAGGACAAGACCCGCGATAAACGCATCCAATCTTTCATTCTCAGCAAGGCCTTTGTAGCCAGCAGCCCAGCCTTGACCTTCGAGATCGAAGGCAAGGTCTTGGGTGACACTGAATATCTCCTGCACACCGGCACCGGTAAGCTGGTCACGCTGAAGGGCCCGCACCGCGGATCCATCACAGCCACCTACACCTATGGCTTCCCGTTCGTGGTAGACGCGTCCCTGAAGGGGGCAGGCGACCTGATCCCTGCAGATCCAGCCGATTTGCCGCAGGCTCTACTGCAGGCTGCGATGATCCTGTCCAGCATGTACTACCGATTGTCGGCAGAGTGCAAAGACGAACAAGACTGTTACCTGAAGAGCTTCGGTCGTGCAGCCATGCTACTGGACGCCTATGACCGCAGACTCTGCCATGGGTTCTTACCACTATGATCAAGGTAACCGTCACCGGTGATAATCAGCTGCAGGCACACCTGGCATTGCTCCAGGCCACGCTTGAGGATGGCAGCATCCTGGACATGGCCCTTGAAGTTTCTCTGCGCAACACCCGGGCCCGCTTCCTCGGTCGAGTAACGCCTGATGGTGATCCTTGGCCAGAGTCTCGAGCGGGTGCCAAGAGGGCGGCGGCCAAGGGCGCACCTTTCGGCACCCTCTACGATACGGGAAACCTCTTCAGTTCGCTGTCCTCGGAAAAGATCGACAATTTCAATGGCGCCGTTTTCCAAGACGATGCCATAGCCCCTTACGGTATTGACCTTTATGATGTCTGGGATTTCCTCGGGGCATCTGATGAGGACACCGCCGAGTTCACCGGCAACGCGCTGGAAATGCTTTTGAAAGGATGGAAGTGATGGCAACCCTTATTGATATGGCGAACGACCTGCTGGACAAGGCCAAGACCGTAGTGACCGATGGCGTCACCTGTTACACCCATGATCAACTGGCCAAGATGAGCAAGCTGCTTACGGTACCGGCTGTAGCCGTCACCTACGTTCGGCGTAGCAAGAAGAGTTCAGGGGAAACCCGGGGCGTTGCGACGACGGTGACCTTTGGACTTTATGTTATGGGTGATAGCATCCCGTGTACCGGCACAGACGGCTCTACTGCGGTAGTGAGTATTCTGGATGCAATCGAGCGAGTGAAAGACGCTATAGAGGACACGGACAGCCCCTCTTTTCACAAATGGACTTTCAACTCTGAAGTGCCGGTGACCTACAAAATGGATGACGGCTCCTCGGTGATGGGTTATGTGCAGCTATGGGAAACCACCCAGCCATAGTATAAACTGTGACGGCTGTCGTACTTTTTATTCAACACAGAAACCCGATTGGAGGGTTAGATTATGGCTATTGGCACTGGTGCACCCGTTGTCACCTCAATTTACTACTCCGGTCAGGGTCGTTGCCTCATGGGCACTCGTGACACTGTAACCGGTAAACCCCTGGGCCTCGTCACCATCGGTAACGTGCCGGAGCTGACCATCGGTATCGAAGAGACCAAGGAAGAGCACAAAGAATCCTGGTCCGGTCAGCGTGCTATCGATGACACCCTGGTTACTGAAACCAAGGTAAACGTGACCATCACCTTTGAGTCGCTGTCCCCGGCGAATATTGCGCTGGGCCTGAAGGCCACTGTGACTACTGAAGCCGCAGGCGTTGCTGTTCCTCAGACCATCCAGCTCTACAAAGGCAAATGGACCATGCTGAACCACCTGAAGGTTTCCGCCTTTGCGTTTGCCACACCGGCAGACCCGGACCTCGGCGACCTTACCGTGGAAGATCTGGTTCTGGACGCGGATGGTGGCATGGTTCAGCTGGCGGAAGCTTATGCCGGTACCTATGTGGATGGCGACGAAATTGACGTTACCTACAGCCACGCCGCTCAACTCGACGTGCAGGGCATGACCAATAGTGCCAACGCCGAGCGCTATTTCGTATTCCGGGGGCTCAATACCAAGAATGCCAAGCAAGTACGCTTGGAGATCCCGCGCCTGGAGATTGCCCCGTTCACTGAGCTGGGCAAGATCAACGATACGCTGGCATCCGTATCCGTGACGGCCTCAGCGCTGGCTGACCCGCTGATCACCACTGTCGGCAAGTCCCAGTTCTTCGCCGAGAAGTACGAATCCTGATTGTGACGTCGATCACAGAGAGTGTATGATGACGGAGGCTTCGGCCTCCGTTTTTATATTCAACGAGGTGCACCATGCAAGAAGTAACAACCCCCCGCTATGAGCTGACCGATCTACAGTCACTGGCGGAAACAAGCACACCTGTGCCTGTTGGTAATGGCAAAGCACTCATGGTCTACGGCTTGCCTTTTGATCAGATGATGGCACTGTTCAGTGGCTACTTGACCTACCTGGATGAGATTCTTGACCCCGCCGGCAACTTCGTTAAGACATCCGACCTTGTAGCCCGCATGCTGACCGAGGCCCCGGAGCTTATTGCCCGCACCATCTGTTTGGCCTGCCGATACGAGACCTCCGAGCAAAACATGAAATGGGCTGCCAACTGTGCAGCCGGTGTGCAAACCGCCATTGTGGTGGAAGCCCTGCAGCTTACCTTCCCTGACGGCGAACTGCTGGGAAAGTTCTGGGCCCAAGTAGAGAAGCTTGTGGGGACGTTCTCCAACCAGTTGGCTTTAAAATTAACGGTGGCGGCGGCAATGGGCAGTCAAAAGGCGACACCTACCTCTTGATTGGACAGGCCCTGGAGGCGGTGGTATCGAAGCAGGGCCCTGGCGTCCTCTCACGCTACACCCTTGGTCAGATCCTGCACTGGTACTACTTGGGCGTGAAACGGGAACGAAAAGAAATGGCCTTACTGCTGAACGTGGTGGCAGTCGGGGCACAAGGATCCGCTAAAGGCATTGAGGCAACGCTAAAAGAGATCGGCGCCTCGTAGGAGAAAGATCATGGCTGCGTCTGCACAATCCAGGGTTAAGTTACTCATCGAGATCGCCGAGGTTGGCGCCGAGAAGATCGACGCTATCCGCAAGCAATTCTCGGACTTGAGTGCCGCAGCGGCCACTATCAATGGTTCGACTACCGGCATCAAGACTCAGGTTGCCTCCACTGAGCAGTTGGCTAGGGCCCGTGGTTCCGCAGCCAAGGCCACCAAGGATCTGGCCCAGGCAGAGAAAGGTCGGGACATGAACCGCCAGACTCAGGAGCTGAGCGCCTACTCCCAGATGAGCGCCCAGGATTTACGCATCCAGCAGCAGCGGTTGAAACAAGCTCTGCTTTACAAGCGTGAAGCTAAAAACCTGGCAGATCGACTGGCTGCGCAGACGGCCAAGACCCGGGAGCAAGCCCAGGCCTTAAAGGACGCCGACAAAGCTCAACGCGACGCCACCAAGGCGGCGGCACAGGCCGCCAAGGATCAAGAGCGCCTGCAAAAGGCCATTGAGATCGCCAACCAGAAAATTCTCCAGCAGTCGGTCGCCTTCGACCTGCTTAAACAATCATCAGCTGCCAAGCTGGCGGATGCCATTGCCAAGGCCGACGCCACTGCTCAGCGGCAGGCCGAGCAGGCTACAGCAAAGCGCGTTGTTGTGGAGGAGAAGCTGGCAGCTGCCTTAACCAAGCAGAAGCAGGCCTCTGAAGAGCTGAAGCAGAAAACTCAGCAGGCGGCCCAAGCAGAGAAAAATCATGCCCGCCAGATGCAGGCCGTTCTTAAAGAGGCCTTGAAGAAAAAAAAGGCACTGGCCCAGCTGGCTGAGGAGATGGAGCGCCTGCGTAGGAAGATGAAGGAGGCTGAGAAGCAGAACAACACATTCGTGGATGGTCTGGATTCAGCGGCCACCACCGCATCGTTGTTGCAGGGGCCCCTGGGTGGCGTGGCCAGTAGGATCACAGCACTGACCCAGATCCTTAAAGACACCAACCCTCTTATTGCCGCTACCGTTCTGACTTTTGGTGCGCTGGCCACGGGCTTCGGGGCATCAATCCTCAAGGCAGGCCAGACAGAGGCACAGCTCTTGAAGCTGAGTGCTATCATCAAGGCCACTGGTGGCGCCGCAGGCTTCACCACGGGTCAGGTCAATGACATGGCTAAGGCTCTGGCCTCCTCCAACCTGGGTGATGCGGCAGAGGCCCGTGACGCCATTGCCAAGCTGCTCACCTTCAAAGGCATTCAGGACGACAACTTCCAGCGGGCAGTTGTGGTGCTGGGTGATATGGCGGCCGTGTTCGGTTCATTGGATGAGGCCTCGGTGCAGCTGGGTAAAGCCCTTGAAGATCCGATACAAGGCTTGGGCTCCCTGCGGGAAATCGGTGTGTCTGTCACCGAGGAACAGCAGAACATGATCAAGGAACTGCAGCGCTCCGGTAACCTATGGCTGGCCCAAAAGGAGGTTATGGCCATTCTTGAGGGTCAAATCGGGGGAGCCGGTGCGGCAGCAGGGGGAGGGCTCATCGGCGCCATTGAACGACTGACCGAGCGTTTCTCTTCACTGATGACCAGGATAGGCGAGGGCCGGCCACTTCAGACTGCCACCTTCTTGTTCAATCAGCTGGCCAATGCCATCCAGAACCTGGAGAACATCATCACTGGCTCGAGCATAGATCGGAAGATGATCGATATTGCGGCGCAGGCCGATGTGGTGAGAGGCAAATTGAAGGACGTGGCCAGCGGTAAACTCGACACGTCTGCTAAGGCTGCCCTTGAGCAGCAGCTGTCTGGTCTCGACAAGCAAGCAGGCTTGCTCAGAGCAAACTCCGCCTTGCTGCAGCGCCGTCTTGAGATCGAGGAGGAGATCAAGGCCACGGAGAGCCAGATTGCCGCGGCAAGCCGTACCGGTGTAGAAAACCAAAGCCGGATGGTATCCCTGTTGCGCACGGGTCAGGCCTTCTTGAAGGGTGACAAATTAGGTGTGCTGACAGAAGGGTTTCAGTTTGTTCGGGGTGACGAGCAACAGAAACTCGCAGATCTAAAGGAGGAGCTTGCCAGCCTGTCCTCTGGGCTCCGGGATTACGATAACACTGTGCAGCAGGTACAAACAGCCGGCGGCGCAGCACAGGCCGCGGTACAGCGAGCCCAAGGCCTTCAGCAACAAGAAGCCCAGCTGAGGGCGCTTACCACCCTACAAAAGCGCTTCGACCGCGAGTATCTGCAGGTGAGACAGCGCACTCTCGATGCTGAAACCGATGCAGCGGTGAATGCACTTGAGGAGCAATACCGCCAGAAGAACATCAGCCTTGACGCCTTCCTCACGCAGCGCACTGCTCTGGAAGAAAAACAGGCGAGCCAACAACGTCAGCTGTTGGCCTCTGAGGTCACAGACCTTGAGAAGAATTACAAGGATCGATTGGACACCATTCGCAAGACCAATGAGCAGATCGCCAAGTCCGGGGGTCTACCCATTCAGGTCAACGCAGATGAAGAAGCTGTCCGCACACTCCAGCAACTGCGGGTAGCCAAGGAAGACCTTGCCCGATTCGAGCTTGATACGGCCGATAAGCTGACCAAGATTGATAAAACTCGGCGTGAGGAGCAGGATAAAATCGCCAAAGAGGCCGAGCAGAATTCCAGAGCGGCAGCGCAGGATGCTCGCCGTGCTCAACGGGATGCCGAGGCCCTGGCCAAGATACAAGCCGATGCCCAGGAGCTATTGCGCAAAGCCATACTGGAGCGCCGAGCACTTGAATTAGATGGCGCTGGCGCTATCGAGGCCCGTATGCAATTGGCGGCCGACCAGATCGCCGAATCTTTTTTAGAGGCTCGCCAGAAAATAGCAGATGCCTTGGGTGAGGAAGCTGCTCTTGAGGTGGACAACCTGATCGACACCAAAACGGTAACGGCCCAATTCGATGCATTGGAGCAGATTTACCAAGAGCGGGTATCGCGCCTTAGCGTTATTGTGACGAATCTCCAGGTGCAGAAGGATCGGGGCAAGATCAACTATCAAGATTTCGTAGCGGGGGCTGCTACCGCCTATGCCAACGCTGACGCCGAGCTCTTGAAGTTGATAGAGCGCATGCGTCAGCTGGCCGATGCCAGTGGCTCCAGCGAGCTGAGAAGCAAACTGCTGGAGCTCGAGACCCAATTTGCCACAACCCAGCTTGCGGCTCAGGAGTTCACGGTGGGTTTGGTCGATACCCTGCGCAATGCAAGCGCCGATATTGCCCAGACAGGCTTCCAGACCTTCTTCGATTCGCTGTTCAATGACATCACGGATCTACAAGGGGCATTCAGGAGCCTGGCCATTACTATCCTGTCCGAAATGAGCAAGGTGATCAGTAGCCGCATCGCCGCCGAGTTTGCCAGTATGATTGGCGGCGCCTTCAGCGGGGGCGGTGGCGGAGGTTCCAGCTGGTTTGGTACTGCGGTTTCAGCGGTAGGGGCAGCCTTTGGGGGCGGTGGCGGCTTTGCAACGGGTGGTTATGTCCGGGGCCCCGGTTCTACCAAGAGCGATTCCATCAGGGCCTGGTTGTCTGATAAGGAGTTCGTCACCAATGCCGATGCCACCCAGCACTATGGCGTTGATGTGATGCACGCGATCAACAGCAAGGCCATCGACCGCAGCGCTCTCCGTGCGATAATCGGCGGATCAAGCCGGAAGATAAGCACCAAGGTCCCGCGCTCTCCACGATTCTCAGAGGGCGGCGCAGTCAATGTGGCTTTGCAGGCGCAAGCCTCCCAAGGTGCTGGGGCCCCGGTTGTTGTGCCGGCTCCTAATGTCTACAACGTGATCGACTCAGTGGAACTGCTGGCCAAGGCTTTGGGGCGCCCTGAGGGTAGCCGGGCGCTGTTGGCTTACATGCGCCACAACGGGAAGGACATCATGAACGTTCTGCCGAAGAATAAGGGGTGACCATGAGCATCATCACGCTACCTGGGGCGCACGACTGGAGCATAACCTTCGTGGAGGATGCCGAGTATCTCACCAGCATTATCACCAGTATTGGTCAGAGAGAGCAGCGGTCTGGGAAACGACGGTACCCCCGCCTTGGTTACACCCTGCAAATGCTGATGACTGGGGACGACCTCTACACGATGAGAGCCTTTTTAGCCACTGACAGGGCCAGGCAGGCGCTGATCCCCATCTGGTCACAAGGTACCAAGATGGTAAGTCACGAGACCGCTGGGCCTCTGACTACGCTGCTGGTGTCGGATAGGCTTCACTACCGGTTGCGCATTGGCGATTATGTCATGGCCATTCACCCTGATGGCCGCCGTGCCCAGTTGCAAGTGGCAGCGATCAGCTCCCCATACCACATCCGGTTCACGGCCAACCCCTCGTTCGGCTACGCGCAGGGCTTGAAGCTGGTGCCGCTTGTGCTCTGCTACCTGGGCCCCATGGTTGAGGCCGTCAACATAACTGCGGGCGTTTCACGTTTCACCGTGCAGGGCTTGCAGGTCATTAACCCGGTGGCCGAAGACTGGACTACCGCCATTATGCCAGCGGCAGCCATGACCCACACTGACGGACTTGAGGTGCTTATCAAGACGCCGCAGTGGGCAGAGGCTATTGCCAGTGGCAATGGCATGGTTGGCGAGCGCTTCGACTATGGGGTTGGTGTCTATGGCGTAAGAGCCGTTAGCACCACACCTTATGCTCAGGGGACCCTGCCATTTCTGGCCAAAAACAGGGAAGACTTAATTGAGTGGTCGGCTTTCTTTGATCGACGCCGGGGCCGCCAGAAGCCCTACATCCAGCCGTCGTGGATCCAGAGCTTCGAAATCTTGGACACCCCCCCAGCGGCTGCTTACGATTTTCTCATCAGGGGGGAGGCTTGGCGCGAACTGATTGACCGCAAGCATACCCCCTACATAGTGGTGCGCCATCTTGACGGCCATATAACAGTGCACACGATCTCCGCTGTCGGCTCCGATGGCGGGGATAACACGACAATAACTACGGCACCAAACCCTTGGGTAGAATCGTACAGCCCACGGGCCACCTCCATGGTATGCTTCGGCTACCGAGCGCGTCTGGATGCGGATCTCATGAGTATTCAGCACACCACCGACGGGGTAGCGCCAATAGAAATACCCTTTGTCAGCGTGGAGGTTTGATATGGCTTTCGACACTTACGAGAAGTCAGACTACGACAGCAATAGAGTGGAGCTCTATGATATTGGTGACGGCACCCCAGACGGCACTGTGCGTCTCACCAACCATGACGAGTTACTGATCGTACTGATACCGGGCGACCCGGTGGCCCGCACATACTACCCCGTGCCGATAAATAGAAGTGGTTTCGTCATTGACAGCGACGTCTCCACGTCGACCAGCATTGAGCTGAACATCGGCCTTGGCACTCTCTGGGAGCAGCAGCTTCTAAACCTACCCACTTTCACCAAGGTGATTGTGCGGGCCTTCAATCCGGATGATCCTGACTTGGCCAGCATCATCGTGTGGAAGGGCGTATTTCGGTCTGTGCAGGCCAGGGAAGCTGAATTGGTCCTCCATGCGGACAAACAGCTTAAACGGACCGAAGTCAATGGCTGTCACCGGCGTATCAATAGGGGTCGGTGCTCCAACGTGCTCTATGGGGCACTGTGCCGCTTGGATGAGGATAACTTGAACTTCAACCTGATCAGCCATGTGGTTGCCCTGCCCAGCTTGAGCCAGGTGGAGGTTTACTCCGTGGCGCCCTTAACGGACACTGCTTTTCTTGGTGGAGTGTTTCTCTATAATTACGAGGTCTCTGGTATTGTCACTACGGGTTTCAGATCCATAACCTTCCAGGATGGCAACTTGATCACGCTCAACCGACCTGTACCGGCAAACATGCCGGTGGGTGTTGCAACCACACTGCGCCTGATCATGGGTTGCGATTTGAAGTTCGATACCTGCAGGGATAAATTCAACAACGAAGAAAATTACATCGCCTTCGATTACATCCCGACGAAAGCCGGGCCTTTCGAGGGTGGTGGCTTAATGTAATATTGGAGGACTACCATGTTTTGGTGGATTGTAGCCCAGGTCGTTATATCCGTTATTGCCAGCGTGCTGAGTAGCAAGAAGCAATCGTCCAGCCCAGCGGCCGCCAGTAACATTGAAGTTCCTACGGTGCAGGAGGGCACCAGCATCCCCATACTCTTTGGCACCAGAGATCTACAGAACATTTCGGTGGTATGCTATGGCAAGATCAGGGCCGAAAGAGTGTACTCTGACGAGGGTGGCAAGAAATAAGGTGGTGCAGTGATGGAAGACCAATCGGAGCCGGTTGTCACCTTCGACGATATTAGGGGTGCCAGGTACTGCATCCCCAGCGTCAGGGCTTTTTGTGCTGAGTTCAATATTGACATCAGACGTTTTCGCGAAGGGGTGCCCGTCAGTGTTCTGATCGCCACGGGCCACCACTTTGCGGTCAAACTGGCCAAAGCTGTGGAGGCTCGCGATGGGTGGCGGCGGTAAGAAAGGCGGTAAGCAGGTCATCGGCTACAACTATTATGCCGATGTGCACATGGTGCTGACGCACTCACTGCCCGATGATATGAACAGGATCTACATGGGTGAAAAGCTCGCTTGGCAGGGCTCTATCGTCCGCCCAGGGCCCGATGGTTTTGAGTCATACCGGTACCTGAACAACGTCGGTTTTAGTTTCAACGGTACTGGGGGTTTGGGTGATGTGGATGTTGGCACCTCGACCAGTAGTGAAACTATCGCCTACTCAGACAGATCTGGTCAGGGTGTAAACACCAGTGTATCGGTTAAAAACGATGGTACCCTCACCCCTAACTGGCAGAATGCCAACAGCGCCACATGCTTGGTATCCTTCGGACCCTTCGGCCAGTATGCAACAACACCGCAAACTATGGTGCCTGGTAGTTTTTACCGCGGCTCCGTAGCCCTGCGGCCCCAAACCAGGAATTCAGATAACGACCTGCTTGAGTTAATAGCCATACCGGGTCTCCGCTATTACTCGCCATTAGATATATTTCTTACCGATTTGGAACGAACAAGCGAAACTGTGCTGCAGTTCTGGTGCATTGTACCTGGACATTCCCCTAGCCGCATTATGGTGACGGCCACGTTGTCTACCACCATTTGGCACCTGGTTGGCGGCACAGAAGGGGAGCTCAGCCCTTATGCGGTAGAGCTACCACTAGCCAAAAGCGTGCGCCTGTCGTTCAACGTCTACAACGAATACACCGCGACTACACTGGTTTCAGTTGATGAGGACCTTGGTCTGGTTGACTACTTCTCATCAGTCACAGCCACCTTTAACGCTGTGAAATCAAATGCTGGGGTATGGACAGTGCAAGTCATCCTAAGCGGACAGACTTACAGCTTCACGATGCCATTTGCGGCAGACCTTTACTCCACTAACACTGTAGATAGCCGTTGCTCATTTGCCACCAAAGGTTTCTATGTGGGCGGGGACCCGGAGGACCTAGGCCGCACTGTGACAAAGACTCTCGACACCTATTTCGCGGCCTACCATACAGCTACTATCGATGTGACCAACGATCGCCCCTACGGCGACGGACTTACGATCCCAAGCATCGACGTGAATAAACGGGATCTGTTTGGCGGAAAAAAACGTGAGGGGGGTGTGTGGGGTAAAGTATGGGCGATGTTTGGCTGGAACGATCAGCCAATCAATTATCACATGTACCCCATAACTACCGTGTCCATACCGGCATACCGTGGTGTGTTCTCATTGTTCTTTCAGGATTTTTGTTGGGGGATGAGCCACTACCTTAAACCCGTGAAGGTGACAGCTACCCGCATCAAGCGCACGGCGGAAGACATCCCTAACTGGTACCCAGAAAAGGCCACATGGCCTGAAGGCCACCCCTGTTTTGGTGACATGAACCCGGCCCACATCATATATGAGTGCTTGACCGATCCTGTTTGGGGCGCCAAGGCTGGTGGCAACGACCTCACTGAGCCAGATGAAGACACCTTTATTGCCGCGGCTGACACCCTTTATAACGAGGGGTTTGGTCTGTCTATTATTTGGCAGCAGGAGTCCTCCATTGAGGAGTTTATCCAGGAGATTATTCGCCATATTGACGCGGCACTCTACGATGATCCCTTCACCGGAAAAACAAAGCTTAAGCTGATTCGTGGCGGTTACATTTTGAATGACCTGCCCATTCTGGACCGAAGCAATAGCCGGATTATAAATATAAGCTACGGCAACCCACTTAATTCCATCAATGAGGTTACCGTCGTCTACAATAAAAGATCGGGTGACCCTCGTGTGACGGACATACCTGATCGTGAAACCTCGGTGTCCGTTCGCGATATATCCGCCATTCGCGATTGCGATACGCGCAATAACCAGACGAACGAATACCCCGGCATAACCACGGATGCCAATGCCAACCGCGTAGCCCAGAGGGATTTGGCACAAGTGCTGACGCCGCCGAACATGTTCACGGTTGAATTGAACCGGAAGAATTACAACCTGATGCCAGGGGATGTGTTCCGATTGCAGGACCCAGACCGCGGCATTATTGACGTAGTTTGCCGTGTAGGTCGCCGCACTGATACGGCCTACACCGACGGTAAAATCACCATTGACTGCGTTGAGGATGTGTTCGCCAGACTATACGGTGTCTATGACGCCCCAGCTGATAGCGGTTGGGTAGACGAAGCCAACGTCCTCAATAACCTGGACCATGCCACGATCATGGAGCTCCCCTACGGCGTGGCTCTGGCCGCGGTAGGCGGGGCCTATAACCTGAGTTTAATTGATCCCTCAGCTCGTTTCGCCGGCTACTTTGCCGCGGAGCCAGACGAGGGCGTGTATCTGGACTATCGCCTCACCACAGCTTTGTTGGTAAACGAGCGTGATCCCGCTGTAAGTGATACAACCGCTCAGTTCACGCTGAGTTACGAGGTATTGGTGGCGCTCGATTTTGATGAAACCATATTGGTTTTGGGTAACGGGCCAAAGGGCGATGTAAGCCTGATCGAGGCGGGTGATTTGTTGGTGATCGGGGGTTTCCCAAAAGGGACCCTGGTTGATAAAGATCTGGCGCCTGAGATCGTTTCGATAGCCAGCGTGCTCGGGGGAGGCACATTCGAGATACTGCGAGGCTGTTATGACACCATACCGTCGAGTCATGTACCCGCAGGTAGTAGGGTTTTTGATATGGCTTTGGCTGGCGTAAGGTCAGATGCCTTTGATGGGGATACCATGAATATGACGGGGCTACCCGCTACGATGTCTGGGGTCTACTTCAATGAATTCAACTCAGAATATTATCGGCTGGCTGTGGAAATTGATGACCGGTTGAATAGGCCCTACCCACCTGCCCGGGTCCTGGCCAATAGCACCTACACCACAACCAAGTACCAAAGCTCTATGGCTGACGTCACCTTTGACTGGCGCCACCGCGACAGGATCACCCAGCAAGATTATGGCATCAGTTACTTTGACAATAGCAACATAGGCCCCGAGGTTGGGGTTACCTACACCCTCGAGTGGAAGGGCGGTCATGAGGCCACCTACCACGTCATCAGTGGGATAACGGGGAACAGCACGGTGTTCACCACAGCGATTGAACTGACAGGATCAGCTTATTTCACGGACCCTGGCCACGCTTTTTTCACGGCCAGTGACGGCCGATTTGATGCTCAACCCAGCATTTATCCTGTGGTAGACTTCAGACTGAAATCAGTCCGTGACGGCCTTGATTCGTATAAGTTCTTGAGCTTCAGGATCCAACGATCAGGTTATGGGTTTAATTACGGCGACTACTATGGCGCACCGCGCCCGAGTTGAGGTGAATAATGGCTGCATCACAAGAACCGCATCTTAACCTGTTTTATGGGTGGGCGGTGACCGACAACTACAAAACCCAGATGGATCAGAACTGGCAGATGATCGGGGCCGCAATCCAGCTGGCCGCACTGGACAACACCCTGACGGCCCCGCCGGGTTCCCCCACGGCAGGTGATCGGTACCTTGTACCGTCCGCCGGAGCCACAGGCGACTGGGCTGGCAAGGAGAACCAGATCGCATCGTGGGATGGCGCAGCCTGGTTGTTCCTCGTACCAAGGACTGGTTGGCGCATAGATGTAGCGGGCCCCACGGTACAGTTCCTGCGGTTTACGGGTAGCGCTTGGGTCAATGTCGGGGGCGAATTGAACACTGCTTCTAACATTGGGTCTGGCGATGGGCTGTTCGAGTCAAAAGTAGGAGAAGACCTTAGATTCAAGACGCTTACAGAGGGCACAGCAGATATAACCTATGTTGTATCAGCCACAGAAATAGCCCTGCATGTGCGTGGTATAGCGGCAATGTCTGCAGGTGCTGAGCCTGGGTCTTTTGCTGTACTGGGTGATATTGTCGGAGGCATGCGCATTATAAAGTCTCTGCTGGCTGGGGCAAATGTTACGATCACCCCTGTGGGTGATTCACTAGAAATTGCGTCTTCTGGCGGTGGCGGCGTTGCTAACATAGGTGAGGTGGTTGATGCTATCCTCACAGACGGTACCAATATACTGCTCGGGGCCGACGGTTCCGTACTTTATGAGATCACGGAGTAATTGACATGGGCATGCACATCATCAAATCCACCTCTGCTCCTTCGGATGCACCCGACGCCGAGGGTATTCATTGGATAAAAACAACGGATCCCAAGGGCGAATGGGTGTCCGTTGGTACGGCTAGCGTGGGTGACTGGCTGGAACGTGGGGCAGGCGGCGGGGGTGGATTCACTGGCACTAACATACCGCCAAAGCCCTTGTTTATGACTGGTCAAAAATATCGAGGCCTTGGCCTGGCAGCCAACCCTGGTACCGCAACGGCCGCGGCCAACAAGATGATGCTGTCCCCCTTTGTGGCTGCGCAAGACATCACCATTGACAATATTGGTTTCCAGCGCAACTCAGGCACAACCTCAGCCAATATCGTAGTCATGATTTACGATAGCGATCCCACGACCAACGGGCCCAAAAACCTCTTAGGTAAAACCATCCTGGCCTCAAGTGCCCCTGGTGTAACGCAGGGGGCTATCGATACAGGCAACCTTGCACTGACCGCCGGCGAGCAGTATTGGATCGGCACCCTTTTTGATCTGGCCATTTCAGTGTGCGCTTACTCATCGAACATGCAGATGGCCATTGGGTCACCCGATGGCAACTTCCTGGTGGGCGCCGTAACACACTATGCTGTGGCCCTGACGTACACGACTACGCCACCGACACCGCTGACCCCCGTTGCTGCAGATTTCAAGGAGTATGATTCATCACTACCCTA